ATGAACTGGAAAGCAAACAAGATTCATGGTCAGTTTAATCAAGTAACCACATCAACAGGTCGGCTATCATCAACCAAACCTAACCTACAAAACATGCCACCTGAACTACAAACTAATGTAAGGAGTCAATATGAGTGAAGAGCAACTAGCAATTGAATTCTGGGAACATGAAGTGATGTCCCAAGTACGTGACTTTATTAATCTCGAAGGTACTGATACATTTAAGGATGCACTAATGACGTTTGACAAAGCTACATATGACAAGTTATTTCATCCTGAAAAACAAGTACAACAAGAATGTTATTTAACTTCAAAAAGGACTTGACATATTCCTCGTGATGTGTTATACTATTATATATATATGTTAATACAAGCAGATGCAAAAGCATTAGAATGGTGGACAGCAGTATGGTTAAGCCAAGACAAGATAGGTATCGACGAGATACAAAATGGAAAAGATCTACACTTAGAAAACGAGAAAGCATTCGGGCTACCGTCACGCCTTATTGCAAAGAAGTATTTGTTCAGAACAATTTATCGGGGTTCTGCTTATGCGTTTTCAAAAGATCCAGAGTTCGCTTCTACAAGTTCATCAGTAAGGTTCTGGGAAGATATCGGAGACAAGTTCTTCACGAAGTACAACGGACTAGATCAGTGGCATCTATCCTTATCAAAGTTGGTCGCCGCAGGGAAGCCCGTTGTAGGACCACAAGGACGTGAGTGGTTCTTTGAAATGAAACGTAACTACCGAGGTGATCTAGTATTACCTTGGACTACATTGACTAATCACCCTGTTCAGGGTACTGGTCATGACATAATGGCAGTAATACGAGTGTCGTTCTTCAACCGCTTAAAAAAGCAAAACATTGAAGCTAAGCTAATAGGAACGATCCATGACTCTATCTTGGTTGATGTACCCAAGGAGAACGTAGAGACTGTTATTAATTTGTTTGAGTCTAGCTTTGCGGACATGCCTGATAATTTCGATAGGATGTTCGGAGTTAAACCAAACATACCATTAAAGTGTGAGTGCAGTGTCGGTCCTAATATGAACGACTCTGTAGAGTACTACTCACAATATCTAAAACAAGTAAAGGAAACACATGCAAATCACAATCAATAATGTAGATGTACAAGACAAAGGTAAGTATAAAATTGCAGTTGTTGAGTACCTCAATCAAGAAGGTCGCAGTGAAAAGAAAAACGTAGTTAGCTTTGGTAACAAAGCGTTATATGCAACATTATCAGCAGCAAGTAAAGGAGAAGTATTTGATGTCAAACTCAACAAAAACGACAAAGGTTACTGGGAATTCACAGAAGCCACAAAGAGCGAAGGGTCTAGTTCGAGCAGCCAAAGTAGCAAAACAGGAGCAACAGCCAGCCCAAGATCAACCTACGAAACGCCTGAAGAAAGAGCTGCCCGTCAAGTCTACATCATTCGTCAGTCATCTCTCAGTACAGCCGTTAACGTTCTATCAGTGGGTGCAAAGTCTGTTAAGCTCGATGATGTTCTGGCAACAGCCAAAGTGTTCGAAGACTACGTGTTCGGGAAAAGCCAAGTGCAAGAACCAGGAGTAGCTAGCTTAGCCACACTAACTGATGACTTTCCTGATATCGATTAATGCTAGCTATCATTGATGGTGATATAGTAGCTTATCGCTGTTCAGCTAGTGCAGAGCACGAACCGGAGGACATTGCAGTCCTTCGGGTCGATGTCATGATGAGAGATATACTACGAGAAACAGAGAGCGATGAATACAAATGCTTCCTCACTGGCTCTGGTAACTATCGTTATGAGATCTATCCTGAATACAAAGCAAACAGAAAAGACAAACCTAAACCAGTACACTTACAAGCATGTCGTGACTACTTAGTAGAATCATGGAATGCTATTATCTCTGAAGGCAATGAGGCTGATGATCTAATTGGTATCGAAGCTACTGCCTGTGATAGTATGACTGGTTACATTATCTGTTCGATAGATAAAGATCTTAAACAAATCCCAGGTAATCACTGGAACTTTGTTACTAAAGATAAAGTCTTCGTAACTCCCTTAGATGGATTAAAAAGCTTTTACAAGCAGTTAATCTTAGGAGATGTATCAGATAACATTCCAGGGTTTGATGGTAAGGCCAGACAAAAGTGGCCTAAGTTTATGCAAGGACATCATGATATGATTGATAATCTTGCAGATGAATTAGATATGTATGATTACGTTAGAGGAATTTATACAGAAGATGCACACAACATTATATTAAATGGCAGACTACTCTTTATCCAAAGAAAGGAAGGAGAACATTGGGTTCCTCCAAACCTACAAGTCGAAGTTCGAAGAGAGAGTACGGAAGATGCTTCCGGAAACTGTCCAGTATGAACCAGATAGATTAAAGTTTGTACAACCTGCAGCTACTAGAACATATATTCCAGACTGGAAAGTCAAAGATAAAGTTTATATAGAAACTAAAGGGAAGTTAACAGCGGAAGATAGAAAGAAAATGCTATGGGTCAAAGAACAATATCCGGACCACACCTTTTACATCTTCTTCCAGAATGCAAGAGTTAAGATTAGAAAAGGAAGTAAAACCTCATATGGAGATTGGGCTACTAAGGCAGGCTTTGAATGGTCAGACTTACGAGACGGTCTTCCAGAGAAATGGATTGAATGAAGATAGATAAACTAATTGAATTACCAGATGGTACAGCCCAGTATGTAGGCGAGTTAACTGCCAACGAATTACTATTCGTAGTTGAGTTTGGCCTTAACGTATTACTACAAAACGGTGTAACCGTAATTGATGAAACAGAAAGGCAGGTAACACTGCATGAACAACCAGAAGGAGTACAGTAATGGGTGATGAGATTTTAATTGGACGTACACATGTCAGTGAACAAGACATGCAGAACGCTTTACGAGCGGCATTCTTAGAAGGATTTAAAGAGGGTACATCGATCTCTCAGAAGTCTATGTTTGCTGCAACATTCTTAGAGAATTATCTAAGAGAATCATCAGATGGTAATAAACGCAATGAACTTGGTTACCAAGCTTGTTGGGATATGGCAGAGATGTTTGTAGGTCTTGGTAGAAAGAAAAAGCCTGATGCGAATCCTACTACTGGACATTGAATCAAGTCCTAATACAGCACATGTATGGGGATTGTGGCAACAGAACGTATCATTAAATCAGTTGCAAGAATCCTCTTATGTACTTTGTTGGGCAGCCAAATGGCTAGGTGAGAAAGAAGTAATGTTTGATTCTGTCTTTAAGTCTAAACCAAAGAAGATGCTTAAAGGTATCTATGATTTGATTAGCGAAGCAGATGCAGTAGTCCATTACAACGGTACTAAGTTTGACATGCCAACTCTAAACAAAGAGTTCTTGTTACATGATATGGCCCCTCCCGCACCATACAAACAGATTGACTTACTTCGTACAATGCGTAGTCAGTTTAGATTCCCATCTAACAAACTTGACTATGTAGCACAACGACTTGGCCTTGGTAGTAAGACTGCTCACGAAGGTCATGAGTTATGGGTACGTTGTATGAATAAAGATCCTAAAGCATGGGCAACTATGGAAACTTACAATAAGCAAGACGTTGTTCTGCTAGAGAAAGTATACCATAAAGTATTACCATGGATTAAGAATCATCCTAATCATAACTTATTTAGTGGAGAAGAACATGTCTGTCCAAACTGCGGAGGTCATCACACTCAGCGACGAGGAACTGCAAGAACGATATCTGGAGTATACCAAAGGTATCAATGCAAGGAATGCGGCACTTGGTCAAGATCTACTAAAACAGAAGTACCCAACGTTACAATTAGACAAGCTAATTGATGAGGTAATTAATGACTTTAAACAAACATGATATTAAAGACTTGATCCCCGAAGGGGGATTAAAGTATGACGAGAACAAACCTCGTATGGATTTGCTAGACTGGACTGCATTAGAAGGACTAGCAAAGGTATTAACATTTGGAGCAAACAAATATGAAGCACATAACTGGCGTAAAGGTCTTGAGTATAGTAGGGTTATTTCTGCTATGCTTAGACATCTCGCTGCAGTACAACGTGGTGAAGACGTGGATCCAGAATCCGGCCTACCTCACGTTGATCATATTGGTTGTTGCTGGATGTTCCTATCTAATTTCACTAAAACAAAACCAGAGTTAGACGATCGTGCCATTAACACTACCAGAAATAAGTGATCGTTTAAAACATATAGATGAGATATCTTTGCTTGAGATCTTAAACATCTCCAGTGAGGATATCATAGAACGCTTTCAAGACTTGATTGAAGAGAAAGCAGATGAACTTGAGAAAGAACTAGAAGACAATATTGATGAATGACTTTCAAACTTATATACACAAATCACGATATGCTCGATGGAAACCTGAACTAGGTAGACGTGAGACATGGACTGAAACAGTAGCCAGATACTGCGACTTCTGGCAAGCTAAATATCCAGACACATTCCCATACAAAGAAGTGTTTGATGCTATCCATAACCTCGAAGTAATGCCATCCATGCGTGCCCTTATGACAGCAGGCCCTGCATTAGATCGAGATAACATTGCAGGTTACAACTGCTCATACCTACCTATTGATGATGTTCGTGCCTTTGATGAAGCCATGTTTATCCTTATGAATGGTACTGGCTTGGGCTTCTCTGTAGAAAGACAATATGTACAGAAACTTCCAACTGTTGCTTCTGAGTTTAGCAAAACAGATACTATCATTACCGTTGCTGATAGCAAACAAGGTTGGGCTACAGCGCTTAGAGAACTTATTGGTCTACTATATACTGGCCTTATCCCTACTGCAGACTTTTCTAAAGTCCGAGAAGCAGGAGCTAGACTTAAAGTATTTGGAGGAGAGCAAGTGGA